TTTCGATTTGCCATTGCCCCTCTATTCTATTCCACCGCGTTGTGCGGTCGGTGCTAAATGCATACGTGCCATTTGCAGGGGTTGGGTGTGCGGTGTTTAATGCGTTAAGGGTTGTGAACGTGCCTAGGTTTAAAATAGAACCTATTAAAAACGCGTTTATTTGCGTAGGCTCTCCTGTACCGTCTTGAATTAAAACTTTTGCATTTACAGGTAAAACGGTATCCGTTACTTTTTCGTTAAAATAATCCCTAAATAATTTATCTGCCATTATACGTATATTAATCGGTTATTGTCACCGTCTGTTAAAATCTCAAATAGTTCACTCAATAAATAATCGTTATCGGTGGCTAAAACAAAGCCCGCATCTTCTAAATTCGTGAATAAAGGCGATTTAAAACGCTCACGCGCTTCTAGTTCTAACTGATAACCGTTAAAATCTGCGTTTCCATTTCCTATACTTACCGTAAGGTTAAGCAAATCCACCCCATTAAACGCGCCCATTAGCCGAAACAGACCGTTATAATCCTCAACTATTACACCCAGCCTTATATCTTGGAATCTATCTAAATCAAAGCTACTTTCTAACTCTATTTTTTTAAGTATTAAATTTACTTTTTGCTCATATCCGTTGTCGTCGATTAAACTTTCGCTTAAATCATTACCATTTGCGAGTGTTTCAAACTTATAAACTAGCGTAATCGGGTAAGACTCTAAATTAACACCTCTAACCCCTTGTATTTGTGTGATGTTATATTGCTGCCAACTCCATAAGTAAACGTTTTTAATACCTCCTAGCGTGTCTTTGCACGGTTCTGTACGTCCTCTATCTATCTGACCCATCGAGATACCATAATTTTATACGCGGTGAGTCTTTTAAATAGAAACCACCCACTATATTACTACTTATTACAGGGTCAATATCGTAATTATTCGGCTGCGCTTGTTGATACTCTGGTATATCATGCCCTTTGTCTTCTAAATATCTTTCTAATCTATCTATATAAACTTGCGCCTTTTCTCTTATCGCATTTGTGCGTCTGCTTATTATTGTTTCTTGCGTGTTTTGCGAGTCTGGCGGTGTTACGTCAAAAACTCCGTTGTTATTTACGGACATACTAGCAAATAAAAGATATTCAGCAAAGACGCTATTCCATAAAATAGGCTTGCAATAGTCAAACACTATCTTTTTGTAATGACCTGTAAGGCTTTCTATGCCGTTATCTGTTATATCTTTAAGTATCTTATCTATTAACGCAGTGCCTAGTGTAGGCTCTAGTACAAAGACCTGCTGCTCTGGTATCATGTATGCGTATTTGTCCACGTCAACGTTCCCGCCCATTGGCGTGTTACGTGTTATTTCTATGGGTTGTATGATTAAAGCCATTATCTTAGTTTCCAGAAATTATTTGATTGACTTGCAATGCTTGCTACTTTACTTGAGTATTCGGGAAGTCTAAAGTCCGCCCTGTCGCTTGGGTCTAGTGCTAAAATTCTCCGCCTCGCCTCGTTTACTGAAATGCGTTCATTGTTGCGTCTTAAATATACGCGACGTTCCCAAAAATGCTTACATCGTACACCGCCTTTGTATAAAAAAATGTTATATTTATTTGAACCATTCGCGCCCATTCCTGCCTGTATTACTTGCTCACTCGCAGCATCAATGTCCTCTTTTCTATATACTAATTTAGCCGACATCATTGCCTTGCAAAATTCTCGCTGTGGGTTAGGATTGCCCTTGTAAACAAATCGAACCTTAAAAAGTTCATTGTCCTGGTCGCTTTTATTGCTAGGGCTATTTGCAATCGGGCTTGCGAGGTTTATATCTACGGGTATGCCGCGTATAGCCTCTTCGCTTATAAGTTCCCACTCGTCGCCCATTACTTCGCCTAGACCTATTAAAAACGCTGAACCGTCGGGCTCTTGCTCGGATAGTGTAGTTGTTTCTACTGGCGCGTCGATTATTTCCTCTTGTTCCTCTTTTTTATTTAAGGCTTCAAAATACAAATCTAAATTTATACCTTGCTCTTGCAAAAATGGTGTGATGCTGTCTATTATTAAGTCCTGCTCTGGATTAATGCGCATATCCATTGTCAAACTCAAAGCGGTTTGTAATTCGTCTGCATTGTTGCCTAGCCCGCTGTTATCTTTTATGCCAAACAAAACAGGAGATACTACACCGTGAGCGCGCATTATTTTTTCCTCGCCTTGCTTGTTTACGCTTTCCCATTGCTTATGCGAGTCGCTAACTTGCAAAGGCACTATTTCAACAGCAGCTTCTTTGCCGTCGTTAAATGATATAATAATCTTGCCAGCGTTTGTACTGCCAGTCATTTGCATCTTTATACGTCTTTCAATCTCTTCGCGTTGCTCTTCGGTTGAAGGAACACCGTTGTTCATGTTTACAATGTAGCCGTAAGAAAAACCGTTTTTAATGTGGTTTATATAATAGTTAGAAATTTCTTCTTCCATTTCTGCATACTGCAAACCGCTTTGATACTTTGGCAAAGAGTAATAAGACGCGCTGTCTTGCGCATCGTTTATATATAAAATTTCAGTTTCTGAACCGTTTGTCGTTCCGTATTTAGGTATAAATTGAGGCTCATACTTCTTAACGTCTTTCCAGTTTTTAGAATACCAAAATCCGTCTACTTCTCCGTCCTCGTTAACCTTGTTAAACGCTAATTTTGTAACGTCAATATACTTGGCTTGCTTTGTTCCGTTTTTGTTTGTGATGATTTGAAACGCAGCGTTAAACTGCAAGGCATAATCTTTTATGACCTTACGCAAATCTCGCTTAGGTATAGCCGCTAACATCTTAGCGTAGTCCATTGGCTTGCGCGCTGCATCTCTAGCGTATAAGCCACGCCCAAAATAAAGATTTCTATAACCGTTTATAATTGTGCTATTCGTTGGACTTCCGATATACCTATCTTCGACGTACTGAAAGTATGAATTGTCTTTGCCGTTTAAAACCCAATCTTTTCCTCTTACCTCTTCAACTTTAGCCTTAACGTAATTATTTAACTGTATTATTTTTATGTCGCTCATGCTTTTAGTGTGTAATTTTGTAAGTCGGTTTGATTAGTGCAATATATTTCGCCTCTATAAACCACTTTTAAACCGTTGTAAATGTCGATAGTTAAGTTGCTGCCCTCGCTTAATGTTATGCTGTCTGTCGGCATTGTAAATGACAAATAACCGAGCACCTCAAAGTTAGGCGCGAACGTTTCGGACGTAAAAGTGTTACCGTTTGCCTTATCTTTTAGCGTATAAAACACTTCGGAAAGGTTAAAACTACGCGGTATAAACTTAAAGTTAAAATTTGCTAAGTCCTGATTAACTATTTTCATAAAGTTAAAACGATTTGCACGTGTATTTGTTTAATAAAAAAAGCCCCTAAAATTAATTAGAGGCTTTTTGCTTAAATATTTGTTTTACTATGGGTTAATCGGTGTGCCGTCAACTAATGCTTCAAGTGCGGTTTTTGTTGCTGAATCTAAAAGCGGGGCTATTTTGTTTTCTTGTGCTGAAAACGTTAAATTGTAACCATTAAAATCTGCTTTTGCGCCACCTGTTCCGATAGTGCTTCCTGTGGTTTCCATACCCTCGCTTATTCCTGCGACGTGGTAATTATCGTTGTTATCTCTAACGATTATTACAGGTCTACCCGCTACTATCTTGTCAACTTGCGCATGTGTTAACACATCTTGCTTCTTTAATACTAAAGTAAGCGTTTGCGTGTTAACTCTTGTACCTGCCTCACGGCTTCCTATTAGACCTTGGTCAAAAGTATTGCCCTCTGCTAGTGCTTCAAACTTATAAACAGTGGTTAACTCTGCTGCAATAGCTGTTACCGCTCCGTCTAGTATTGTAAATGCTCCGTCTGCCTCGACAAAATCCGCAAAGTACACCGCTCGAAGACCTCCGAGCGTGTCCTTACATGGTTCTGTGCGTCCTTTTGTTACCAAACAACTCATTATGCACCTACGTAATAAACGATATCCTCACTATTATAATAGTTTACACCACCATTATATACCATTTTCATTCTAACCTGTCCATCAAATAACACATCTTCCATGTCTTTAACTCTGATTTCGTTGTGATCTCCTAGCAAGCCAGTTGCAAAAGCAAGGTTTTTAACCTCGTATGCTACTATCGTGTTGTCAGCAAGACTGTTTACAATCTCTAGTGTGTATCTTCCAAATACTAAAGATGCGTTTGCGTTACCACCTAAACCGTTAATAGCTCCGAAAGAGGTAAGCTTCTGCAAGTACTTAGTAGCAACGTCAGGCGATACAATAAATACAAGGTTTTTACGTAGCATTGCGGTAGGGATAGAATTTTCTACCAACTCCAAAGCCTCGATAACGTTGTCCTTTGTTATTGCACCCGCTGCTGTAGGTTTAATCACTGCTGCATCGGCTGTAAACAACTTTATAAAGCCATCCCACTCACCAGCAACATTACTGTCTCCGTTCCATATAAGGTCGTCTGTGCGTTGTGCTGTGCTTGCTAGAACCTCGGCAAGTATTGCGCTTTCAATGTCAGCAGCTAGAGTGTCGTTAAATGCGCTTGCACCAAAACCGTCCTCGCTCCATGTTTGTCTGAAATCCTCTTTACATACTTCGAGGTTGTTCATTAGCTTAACAGGGATTATTTGTCGCTCGTTTAAAACGATTGCACCCGCTGGAGTGAATCCACATGAATAAGCAACTGTGCCGTCTGTGTATCTAATGCGTCGCAAACTGATTTTATCGTTTACGTTAAATAAAGGAGTTACTAACCCTTTTGCTAAAGTGTCAGCTTCTCTGAATGCTGCACCGATTATTTCACCTGCGACCTTGCCCGCATAGTTACTTGATACTGTTGTAGTTGTTGCCATTTTTTAGTTTCTATTTTTTTGAATTTGAGCAAGTATACGCCCTTTGGCGGTTGCTGGTCTTTCGGTTAGTGTTACTTGTGATTTTGCCTGTATGCGTGTTGTTGCTGGCTGCTCGCCCATTTTAGAAAGGGCTATTTTAAAGGCTGCGTTTTCTTGCTTAACCTCTGCTAGTTGAGTGGTTAAAGAATTTAAACCGAACCTTTTTTCTAAAGCGTTAAAAAACTTATTCATTTCGTCGTCGGATAGTTCCGCTTCAACTTCTGGAGCGTCCTCTGCTGGTGCTGCTTCTGGTTGCATAATCTCTGCGATTATACCCTCCTCTGCAATAACCATCATAGTTCCGTCCTCTAGGCTATAATCACCTACTGGTAAAGGTACTTGCTCGCCCTCGTTCTCAATAAATACAACCGTACCTACCTCTAGTGCCTCGCCTTCATAAAAGACTTCTACACCGTCAGCGGTTAAAACGCTGCCTGCTAGTTTAACGTCCGTAGGTTTTGATGCGTTAATTAAGGCTTCCCCTAATCGCTGCAAAATCCCTTTGGACTGATTTTGTTTATTCATAGTTACATTTTTAGTTATCTCTTTTAAGTTAAAAATTCCGTCAATACTAAAGCCTAAAATCTTGCCGTCTTTGGCGTCTTGCCATACTTTGTCATCGTGTACTTTCATCATAACAGCCCATGAGCCTACGCGGTCAGTAAACCCAAACTTGCGCGTCTTATCGTGCACGTCGTCTTCTATAATCCACGATTCAACCACGCTCACCGCATCGCTTCCTAGGTCAATCTCATGCTCTAGTGTGCTGTTGTTTACGTTGCCTTTTTTCACAAAGTCGTGAGCGGCTTGTACTATTGTTTTGCTAGAAAAAACTAGATTATAATCTCCGCTTTCGTCACTTCTAAAAATAGGCTTGTTAGGCACTAACGCTATGCCCATAAGTATGCGTCTTTCCTCGTCTACCGTTGCAAGTTTTACCGTCTTTTTTTGCTCGGATAGTGTGATCCAGTTGCTTTGCATGGCTGGACTTTTAACCACCGACAAAGCGTAGACGCCCTCGTTTTCTTTTGGATTATACTCGACATTGTAGATTCTCATATAGTTATAACGATAGGCTAAACCTTTTGTTTAACTCAAAATAAAAATAAATACGATTTTGCTTGTTTATATCAATTAGTTAAGTTTATATTTACACCAATCAAAACAAAACAAATGAAAACTTGTACTAAGTGTAAAGATGAAAAACAATTAAGTGAGTTTTATAAAACTGGTAAGTATTTAGCTTCTTATTGTAAGCCTTGCCATAGTGAATTTCAAAAAAAATATTTGCAAAGTGATTCAGGTAAAGAAACCCGAAAAAAATATATGCAAAGCGAGGCTCGTAAGGAATATCAAAAAAGATATGGTCAAAGTGAGGCTCGTAAAGAAACCCGAAAAAAATATGAGCAAAGCGAGGCTCGTAAGGAAATTAAAAGAGAATTTCATAAAACAGATGCTTTTAAAGAGGCTAAAAGAAAATACAAGCAAAGTGATGCGGGTAAGCAAAAACAAAAAAAATATCAAAAAAAACATATAAAAACAGAAAAATATTTTAAACAAAAGCTTAATGCAAAAGGCTTTAAAGAAAATGATATTACCCCCGAATTAATAGAACTGCAAAAATTATCAATTGTAACATACCGTTACACTCAAGAATTAAATCAAGTAAAATAACAATTATGAAACCAGTAAACAACAAATCACTACTCGCATTTATCTTCGGACAAATGGAAAAACTAGACAACAAAGAGATTGATGTCGAAACGGCAAACAGCCACGCAAACCTCGCAAAGGAAGCGTCTAAAAGTATTAAGTACGAAATGGATAGGGCTATGACTTTACTCAAGTTAAGCCAGCACAACAAAGCCACGGGCGACGAGATACAAATAAGGAACGTCGAAAGTATAACCTTTGAGCCTTAAAAAACTTAACCCTATCAAATCGATAGGGTTTTTTATTATCCAAAAGCAGCCTGCGACCTTGTACTGCGGTCTGCGGCTTGCTGGCTTGTAACATCTTGACCTACTACAAAGGCTCTTACAGGCGGTGTATCTTGCTCGTCTAAGCCTGTTCGTAATTGGTTTACATTTGACCTACCTACTAAATTAAAAGCTGGCTGCTGCGTTGCTGTTGCCGTCGCTGTGTTACCACCAGAGCCGCCTCCTTGACCCGATACCTTTACGGCTAGTATTTGCTTAACGTTTGCAAGTCCAGCCGCAACCGCTGCTGCTGCTGCTATTGCTCCGCGTATAGGCGCGTCAG